ATGGCCCACCAACACTTCGTTGGCATCTTTGCAATCAATGTCATACATATTTGGATACTGCACAGTCCAACAGCGATCTTTACCAAATCTGTGTATCAATTCCAGCTTTAGTGCCTCCCCTGCCTCATCTGCATCAACGGCGATTATGACCTTCTCCGCTTCTTGCAACCAATCACAATTTTGTAAGGCTTGGAATCGTTTATCATTTTCATCAAATTTTGCTGTCTTTGGCGCGCCGTCTGGCAATGACACTGCATAGGAAAATCCAACCTCATGCAATGAAAGAACATCCATTTCCCCTTCAGCAAAAATAACTGTCTTTTCGCCAGTGGTATCCCACCACCGCTTTACCGCATCCATATTGAATAAAGTTCTCTCGGCGTTCCCCTCTTGTCTGAATCTCTTATCTTTGGATCTATATTTGATATTCACCAACTCACCGTCTTTGTAATAAGGAAACGCATAACAAGCGGCTTCACCTTCACCGAACCATGTGCTTGTTCTTGATATGTTAAAATCCGTCACAGTCTCAACACTGATGCCACGCCTTGCAAACCATTCAAACATTGACTTGCTCTCTGCATCGGCGTTTTGCGGTGGTGTTGGTTTTTTATATTCCTTGCGCTTTGGCAAAGGCATATCACGTTTAAAATTGCTTCCCGCGATTGCCCCTGTCCATTCACAGTGATGACATTTCCAAACAGCACCGCCATCGCTTTCAACAGTAACCGATAAGCACTGATCTTTTTTATTTCGCCTTGTATGCGAACATTGTGGGCAAGTTGTTTTGTGATCACCTACCCTAAAATTTCTTAGCTGAATTCCTTGTTCTATCAATTTTTCCATTTTTACCCCGCAAGCTGATTTCTGTTTGTGGTCGCCTGTTCTACTGAGACAGTTTCCCATCTCTTTTGATTAAGCCATGTGGTTGCATGAGGAATATAAGCTTTCTCCTGACCCGAACATGACTGCTTAAACTTTTTTGTTGCTGAGAATAAATCTGACTTTTCAATAAATTTGCTTGTGGCCTTTTTCCAACTCTCGAAAGCCTTGGCCTTTGATCCATCTTTACGCGGATATAGATTCCACCATTCTAAAAACTCACTGGTGTATTTGTCACCCCTAACAACATTATTATTATTATGTATATCTCTGATAGTATTGGGTGTTCTTTTTGTCACCCCCACCCTGTCTTTTTTGTCACCCCTAACATATAAGGTAAAGGTATTGCTTGTTTGCTTGCCATCCTCCCCATAACGCTTTGTGACTGTCAAAAGATTAAGCTCTTTGAGCTGATTGATTGCCCTCATAACTGTCCTTTCATTACAGGCACACAACTCAGCCAACTTTTTATAAGATGGGTAGGTTTGATGGCGGTCATTTGCATAGTTAGCTAGCATCAATAATACCAGCTTAGACACAGAACTGGGACAATTCTGTTCTGCCGCCCATGACATTGCTTGAAAGCTCATAAAATACTCCGTTCATTTGGTCGCTTATATAATGTTACATTTTGTAACATTTGATGTAAACTTATATCATGCTTACTTGTCCGAATTGTAAATCTACTGAACTAAAAGTTTTCCCAACCAAGCCGAGGGACTTGCCCAGCGGCAAAACAAGATTACGGATGTGTCTAAGATGTGAGACAAGATTTACCACCCTTGAAACTGTCATCGTATTACCGCCCATAGAAAAACCAAAACCAGAAAAAAAATTAAAGCCCCGTAGTAAAAAGAAAAAATCAACACCCCGATTGAGACTCGTTCCAAAAGAACCAGATTTTGCCTCCATGACTGATGAAGAGGTTGAGGCGTATTTTTATGGTGATGATGAATCATCGTAAAGGCTCCCCGCCAACCCAGCATACCAATGACCACCGCTCACCCTTGGTGATAGGCTTAACACAGTGAGGCATAAATGCTGGAAAACAGACCGCCATGCCTGTTTCTGGCCTGATAAAACTTTCTTTTTCTGAAAAAAAGCCTAATTCACCGCCCTCATAATCATCATTCAGCAATAAAGACACGCTGATTTTTCGGGTTGAGGCATCCCCTCGCCCAATATCTAAATGCCAGCCATACCCATTAGACGGTGCGGTATATCTCAACAGTTGCGGTCTTTCAATTATGCCTGTGATTTGCATATCATAGCTTTTGTTAGCCTCAATCGCGGCCTTCAACATAAGCTCATCAACCCCGATATTATCTTCATGAATGACCCATACATCTACATCTCTGGTTGAAAGATTCACAACATTTGAACCATCATCTATCACTCTGCCTTGTTTCTGTGGATTTTGTGAATTTTTGTGTAAATTAATCAGGTTTTGACAATCTTTTTGTGAAATCTGAAACGCTGATAAAATAGAAAATTCACGTTCACTATTTTTAGGCGGGACTGCAAGTGCCATTTTATGCTCCTATAAACTGCTTCATAGTGAAACAGATTTGATGATCAGTCCACATTACTTGATTCCACTGATAGCAACCCAAAACTGCGTTTATGATCATCCACTCGAAAAACAACATAAAGAAAAAAAGAGCGATAATTACTGAAAAAAGTTTGATGGTTTTCACAAATCTCATACTCATATTCATCTCCATATCAGTGACAAGTACCCTGAAAAAACGGATCAAACTGTAACTCTACAATTTTGAAATCATCAAACTCTTTTGATATTTTTTCCCAATGATCCAACACTTCTTTGGCGGCTTGCTTATATTTTGTATGACAAACAAAAACGGGTTCATTCTGATAATAAACAGCGATATACATAATCCCCTACCAATTATTCAACACTGAATGACCCCTGCCTGTTATGCAATTATTCATTGCTTGACGGTAGCCTGTAAACAGAACTCTTGAAATAGCATTCCCTGTAATCTGTTTTGCAAGCACCTCACATTCCATCAAATCACGCTGAAAAACCTGAGCCTGTTCTTTAGATGCCCGTAAATCAACGACAGGCGTATGAGTGCAACTTGTAAGCAGAATTAATGCAGTCACAATAAAATACTTCATTGTCTTACCCTCACCATTTTGTTTACAAATTCCTTGAACTGAAGCTCTGTCATCCATTCATAAGGTGTGAATGTCTGATGTATCATAACGTCTGTGGGGTCTGTACGGCTTACACAACGATGTGTCGCCTTCCGTATGCCCTCCTCATCCTCATCAACCTCTGGCAAGTATACATAGCCTTTGTGTGAGTGTTTCGGATAATTATGCCAGCTTATCATTTTCTAATTGCCCCTTTTGTAAAACGGCCTCCATCGCCACCCGCATACGCGGGTTGATGTACCGTTTGCCAGATTCAAACATAGAAATGCTCGATCTGTGATTGTAACCTAGTCGCCTTGCCAACTGCTCTTGCGACATACCCGATTGCAAACGCATTTTTCTCAATTCATCTGGTTTCATATAAAAACTCCTCATCAAATACTTGCACACGATCATGCAAGTAATCTTCAATTTTGAAAACAAGAGCCTGTAAGAGTCGGCACTCATCCTCGGTTAAACTACACACAACAGCTTGTAAGTTCGCGGGTGTGTGATCCTCTGCAATAGATTTAAGTGCGGCACAAAAAGCCTCTGTGCCGCCTTGATCTTGATCAATATGAATGGGTGATGTCATTGGTCGCCTTCCTTTCTGGGCTATTGAAACCCGCCATTGGTTTATCTTTTACAAACATTGCGAACTCAAGGTAAACCTCCATATCTTTACTGGCTGGCGTATACCCCTGTTTCCGCATCCACCTGACAAGAACTTTTGCAACATCGTTATGCACTTCTCTTGGAATTGCATTGCCCTTGAATCCTTTAGTGTCAAACTGCATCCATCTCTTAGACATAATCTACTCCTTTATTTTCGGGCGGTTGATAACGGTCTGCTTGACCTGATCATATTCAGAATGATCCTTGATGGTCGCCTTCAAGGTGATAGTTTCACCCTTTTCACCAAGCTCTGCACTGCCAAAATATTTGAAAACATCGCCCTTGCTGTTCTCAAGAATGGTGAAAAAAGAAATTCCATAGAAGCCTTCTACTTGCTTGCAAACTTGAATTGTTGCGGTGATATCGATGCGATCACCAATCTGACCAACGTGACTTGACTTTGACCGCTTGGCTTCAAGCTCTGCTTCCCGTCTTGCTTCTGCCGCTTTGTTTGTCTCAACAACCGCCATAAACTCATCACGGCGAGACAAAAGCTGTAAACGAATGCGCTCCTTCACGGTATCAGAACGCTTTGTGTCAATGTCACCATCGAGATACCAATTTGCAAAATACTCAATAGGAATATCAGCAATCGCCTGACCAGAATGTTTGCCGAAAGGCATTTCACCTTTTGCAATCAAACTCAAATCGTGCTGACGCCTTGGGTCACATTCACCCCAAGTATTCAAATCAGAAACCTTTTCTGGGTCAAACTCAGCGAGAACTGGAACGTCACTAGCAAAAAATCCATCTGGATCGCCGCCCTGAGAAACGATATAGTCACGAGCTTTCTGTAAAGCCTCATGAGGGTCGCGGCTTAGATTTTTGATGTGAGCCATCTTGGGTGTGCCATCCCACGCATGATCATAAAAACAGCGCAAGGTGAACATCCCGCCACCTTGGCCTGTGCAAATAATGTATTCAGCATCGATAGTCATTTTTTACTCCGTTAAGATTTGGTCTATCCTTAAAATCTACACCCATTGTTGACCTACGTCAACACTGTGAACAAAAAATCATGGTATATTAATAAAATCCTCCCAAAACTCCCCCTTTTTCAGCGGAATCTGGGGGTTTTTTCAGATTTTATATGCTCTATGTAGCTGTCTAAATCGTTTTTATCCCATACGATTCGCCTTTCTGTTATGCGAATCGGCTGTGGCAAAGAGTGATCTTTAACCATTCTAAGAAATGTTGTCTTGCTCAAACCAAGATATTTTGCTGATTCTTGTGCGCTTATAAGTCTAATCATATTGTTACCGCCCTGTGATTTGCGCTTTGACTGCGCCATGCCTCAATCTTTGCGCTTGCGGCAACCCGCATGAATCTTATCTTTTCATCTGCAAAAACTGCCAGTTTAAGAGCCTCTAAGTGATCTACATACCGTTGATCCCGATACGCTTGCCGCTCCTGTGCGCCTATCGCCAGCCCCGCAAATTCGCTCATTATCATGGCCTTGAGGCTCTTGCGGTACTCCTCCAGATAGATCCTGTCTGCCCTTGCCTGTGCCGCTTCTGTGGCGGTATCACGCAAGTAATCAATAGCCTTTTCCACCTCTTCTTCAGTTATCATCGTTATGCGGACTCCTTGTCCAATACCTCTGAGCGGTTACTTTGCCATAATCTGCAAACCCCGCCATTTCTTCGAAAAACGCAAGCTCATTACCTCGCTTGTGCAACATAATATGATGTCTTTGGCAAAGAGGAATCAGGTTTTTATCATTGGCTTTGAGTCCCATACCCCTCACACCATCCCAAGGCTTGAGTAAATGATGCGCCTGTACAGCCCCCAAACAATCACCAGCGGCGGTCAGGCAACATGGATGGATATGAATCCAATCCATGTGTTTCTTGTTTGCATACCGCTTGGGCTTAATTCTGCGTCGTTTAGCCATAATCAAAATGGAATATCATCATCAAAATCATCTGATTTGTTTTCTATTTGATTGATTTCAGGCTTATTCTCCTTGGGCTTTGCTGGCGCAAAACTTACTCTGGTATATGGATTGCTATTTTTATCCATGCGCTTATAACACCAACACATCATCTTGTCGAAAATATGCAAGATTTCCCCAGACATATTGAAACCACGCTTTTCAGTGACCTCATTGTTTACGAACAAACCACCAGCCTTAAACCAAGCCTCGTAAATACTTTTTCCATCCTTAGTTCTAGTGCGAGTGATGACCATTTCTGCCTCAGTTCCATCGATGTCAACCGTTCCTTTCCTGACAACTTCTGTGTTTGCGGCTGGAAATAGGTTTCCAGAATTTTCATATTTCTTGTTCATATTAATGTCTCCTGTCGTGGATCGTGTGTAAGCGGCTTCCAAGTGATATCTATTAACTGATAAGAACCGCCAAACTTTGATTGATGATGTTGTCCTTTTGGTTTCAGAGCTTTCAATTCATCAACCGACAACTCCATGATTTGCTCGTTGTGAAACAGCCGCAAACCGCCCTTATTGATAGCGGATTGCACCTCATAATCCCGAACCGAAACAAATCTGCCTTGCCACAATTTACTGACTTTTTTGGCTTTCATCTTGCGCCTCCGCTGGCTCAACATATTTGCCCTCATAGATTTCAATACCCAAGCCAAACAATGCCAGACATTTTACCATGCACCGCATTTTAGAATCGCTGATGTCTCTTGCATCTGGGTTGGTAACAGCATTGTGACGGTAGTCTGTAACAGCCAGCCACATATCACGGCTAACCCCTTCAATAGTAATAGTGCAATGCACACTGCAACCCTCGCTGGCGTAATACATCACATCATACACCTTGCCGCCTCTGTCAAAACGCTCAAATTCTATTTTGTGATCGGGGAAGTTCTCTGTCAGAATCCGTAAAGCAACTGACCATTTCAGATAATGCAATTTGGTTATCTCACCATTGCGGTTGGGGTTGCTTTCGATTGCCGAGATATCATCAGGGGCAAACTCCACTGCCCTGAACGTATCCCAAATGTGTTTGTAAACGATTCCATTTTTACTCATTGGTCGCCTCCATTTGCCATATTGATTTTGCGGTTTCCCGCTCGGAATCAGACCACATCCAATGGTCTAAATCTGGATAAACAAGCTGACAACATTCCAGTATGTCATCGCTATAAGATAACGCTATTTCAAGGGATCGTGCCGCAATCTGAATTTGCCTGATATGATAATCAACATCAGTAACCTCAAAGCTGGTCACGCCCTTTTTTGATATATAATCAATCACAGGAACCCGCTTCAGAGCGTAGCCATAGATTGATCCCTGCCTTGCATGAGCATATGTCAACGCACTGACGGCGTTCCCTGTTTTCATGTCACGCACTTTTTCGCCTAGCCGCAAATCATAATAACCGATAAATGGCACAGGCACATCAGGCAACATAGTAGTCACTTTGCCTTGGGCGGACTCATACGGCTCACCCAACTCCTCATAATAATCTGTCGCTGATTTGATGAACGCCCCCAAATCACCCCGCTCTTTTTTCAACTTGGCTTCTGGTTGCTCAAATTTGGATTGTTTGGATTCCAGATCAAATAATCGCTCTGCTTCGGCGGTTAGATCATCGTGTTTCAATTCAGGATTTTGTAATTTTCGGGTCACAACTTTATCAACTGCCGTGCCGCGCCAAGCTGATGCGCCTACACTACCGTCTAATTTTCCAGCTATTTTCATCAAACATCTGGCGGGTTGTGATACCCAGAGATTGAGAGTTGATGCTGATAAGTGCATAACTCCGTGTTTTTCAAATACATTCATGGTCGCCCTCTGACACTTATAGATACATATTGGTTTATAATCACAAAATTGATTACAGGCAACCCATTATTTTGTTATGATCGCAAAATCACCAACATCTTGCGGAGAATGGATGCGTAAAAACAAATTTGGCGCGGTTAAGACAGTTATTGATGGCATTACCTTTGCCAGCAAAAAAGAAGCAGAGCGTTACAAGATTCTCGCCTTACTGGAATCACAGGGGAAGATAGATAACTTGAGATTGCAACCCAGATTTCCGCTAATGGTGAACGGGGTTAAAATCGGTTACTATATTGCAGATTTTCAATATGATCTTTCTGGAAAGCAAATTATAGAAGACGTAAAGTCCAAGGCAACACGGACTCCTGTGTATCAAATCAAGAAAAAGATTTTGAAGACATATGACCCCCCTGTGGAAATCACAGAGATTTATTGATATATTAATTTAGTCATCAGACAGAAATGAGTCCATCTGGGCTACTGAAGGGTAGTCCAATGGTTGTTGCAGAAGTATTGACAGGTATCGCGCTTGTAAAACAAGCAACAGACTTCATCAAATCAAATTTAGACACTGTGAGTGATATTCGCCAGATTGGGTCACAAATAGATGACTTGTTGCGAGGCGAACAAGAATGTCAAAAGGCTAGAGCCAAAAAATCAGGCACGACTCTTTCAGATCAACTGGGTTTAGAAAATGTAGCTAAAGAAGTTATTGATGCGAAACTAGCACAAGAAAAACTGAGGGAAGTGGCCTCAATGATTGATTTGCGATTTGGACATGGAACTTGGCAAGGCATTGTTGATGAGAGGGCAAGGCGCATGAGAGAAGCAAAAGAGGCGGCGCGGCAAGAGCGAATAAAAAAGCAGAAAAAACGAGATGCATTTTATGAGATGCTAACAATGGCATTAGGTGTAATTATCTTATCAGCCGTGGCAATAGGTATGGCATGGCTTTTTGTAAAGGGGTGAAAAATGGCAAAGAAATTATCGGCAGACAGCGTATTAAACCCAGCAGACTTAGATGGGGATGGTGAGATCACAAACAGCGAGTTAGACCGCCATGAGCGTATGATTAGAATTGAAAACAACGACAAGCTCCAAGACCAACAGCGGTTGATATGCTGGGTCAGTGTCATCGCCAGCGCAATTAGCATCGCATTAGTGGTTTCCCCGCTTATAGACGATGCCAGAGTGCCTATGGTGACGGCTTTGCTTTCAACCTACGTTGTAGCCAACATGGGCATTGTAGCGGCTTTTATGGGAGCCACAGCCTTTACACGGGTTAAAGAGAATGGCGCATAAAAATATTGATTGGGAATCGGTTGTTTTTATTCTAAAGCAAAGAATAAAAGCCGTGAAAGATTTATTGAAAGATGAAGCCAAGAAGAGCAAGGCCAAAAATACCAAGACTTCATAAGCCCACAGCTAAAATCCATCAAGGCCACGAGTGCAAAATCTGCGGTAGCCCCTTGGCTTGTTATTCATTCGATTATGGAAAGACTTGGTATTGCAGTGAACATAAAGAAAGAGGCAAGCCTTAGACTTGCCCCTCCCATCCGTTAGCGACCAAACCAAGCGGATTCAATACCAAAGATCATCGCCACTAGAATAATAAATATCTTTCATCAAAGTCATTACATTGTAGGCATCATCAGAAAAACTTTTTCTGATTTCTTCAAAGGTAAACCCATCGTAAGATGTCAGATCTATTCTCCAGTTAAAATGCTTATTGGAAACCTTTATGAAATCTTTCAACTTAGGAACCTGTTTCAGAAGGTCATCGCTCTCCCACTCAAATGGATTCCCGCTATTATCAGTAGCATCCCAGCCATGTTCATCAGGGTCAAAACCACCATCTATACAGGCGATGTTTTCCCACCACCATTCAATATCTGGCTCCCAAGGCGTGGCTTTTGCTTTTGATATTTCATTTCTAGTGACCTGTACTTCATCACATTCGTAGATTGAAGAATCTTCTGCATGAATTTTTTTGTGATATTCATCTAATTGAGGATGAAGCGTTCTGAATAGTTTTTCTGTTTCTTCATCATGAAAGACAGCAAGCACTTCAAAATGATCATCTGCGTCACGCTCATCGAAAGCCTCCATATCTACGTGACCTGAGTCGGTAAAAGTAAAAGACGGGCCATAATGATACTCAAGCCGATATTCTACAAAATAATGTACACCCATCATATTATCAAAATCTGTCATAATATTCTCCTATGCAGTTTTCCCTTTTAACAGATAATCGTGGTAAATAGTGCCATAAGCCTCGTTTCCACGCTCATGAGGCTTGATCCATACACGCCTACCATCAGAGTACCGCCTAATATGACCCCTGCACCAGTGACGCTTTTTAGGCGTTCCGTTGCCCGTAAGAATACCACGCCTGATCTTTTTTGCTCGCGTAGGAAGATCAATAGATACCACCCGATACTCATTTTGAGGAATGATACGCCCATATTTACGGGGTGTTATGTCATGCTCAGGCTTTTTGTTTTCGATAACGATGTGGTCATAATTCAAGAAACCTAAAGCGCAAATCAGAAATCTCACATCGCCTTCCATAGAGACATTGCATTGATTGACGAATTTCGTGTTTTCGTTTGGGTCATATCCTCTGACATATTCATCGTCATTCATATAAAGCCCCATCGCGGTTTCTGCCGTCAAAATCCGCTGTCTAAACCAATTAAAAGCTTTAAAGCCCTCCAACACATCCAGCCAACTGTCTTGGTCACCAGCGGAATGTGGGTCATTTAGATAATCAGGATTGATTGCACGAAATCCAGAATCTATCTCTTTTTGGGTCATCCAGTAAGTGCGACCCATCAAAATCAGCGCAGATGTGATTTGGTGATTTCTAAAGGCCTCTTCACCCTCCTCAACTGAAGAATACCCGATGTCATTATCAAGCACAGTTCCTTGTGTGTCTTTGAAAAAGACAGGACTATCTGGCTCGAAATAGAATCCATATGGCACAAAATACACACCCACATCAGGGTCAGACCAAACACAAGTATATAAAATCCTGTCATTAAGACGCCTGATTAGATAACCGCATTTTTTTGATGACATTGAATCATCAGGGTCAACTTTATCCTCGCCAACCAATTTCTCCGTTTGGCTTTTGACATGACTCAATTTAGTCTTTTCATCCCACTCAATAAAAACAGAATCAAATGGCGGGATAGCCCTGTCAGCAAACTTCAGCAAATTGGACGGTTTTTCGAAAGAAGCCTCAACGCAATGCCTGACCATATTATCATCAAGCACAAACCTCTGAGATCCGATCATCTCTGCCTGTAAGTGACGCTTTGTATGTTCAGCAATCTTGCTTTTCGAATAACCTAAGATGCCCCTATCTGGAACTGCCAAGGCATTCATCGCCTCATTAAATAGGATAGTTTCCATCAGCTTGCCTCCTCAGAATAAAGGTCAAGATAAGTCGGCTCAGACTGAATGCCCTGTTCTTTAGCCGCATCCATGATGATTTGTCTGAACTGTGGCGCAATGATATCCTCCCATCTGTCCCACCCATCAGGTGACATATAACGGAAAGAGTCTATGTAAGGTGCATTCCCAAACATTCGCACAAACTCACTTCTTCTGTTGATGAGGCCGTTATTGAAGAAATCATAAACGCAGTTAGTCGCACGCCTGTATTTATCCAAAGCCTTATTCTTAGAACGCGGTGATTCACAAGCTCCCTCATACGGTACAAGTTTATGAAGCTGGTCAATGATAGGCTTTAATTCGCCAAGTGTTCTTTCCATAAACATTATTTTTTCTCCTGTGAGAGTACGATCAACAGCCAATCATAAGCTGTGCCTAGATTGCTGAAATCTTTTGTGAGTGATTGAAATCCAATTTTTTCGGCTATCGCATTACACACATCCACATGATGATAAATCTCATGTTTCAAATCTGTTGATATTTTCCTCTGCTCCTCTGTCATTTTATAATATGCCTTCACGGCTTCACAGAACTGTGAGTAGCTTTGTGAATATTCATTGATTCTTTTTTCGAACAAGTTCATTTTTTTCTCCTAAATTTGGTCGCCTATGGGCAGGGGCTTATGCCCCCACCTTCCAGAGTGGTTATTGTGACCAGCCAGATATGACTGAATAACAGAGCATGAACTCTAAGCCACCATCAAAACCCTCTGAATATCCCTCAACAACTGTATCGAAACCAGTTGCCTCTGCGGCAGACTTAGCCTCATCAAGTTGATGAAAGACTTTATCTTCAACTGATGAACCAGCGATATTGATCAATCTGATTTTATAAAACATTTTCATCTCCCTTTGGGGGCGGCTTACGCCGCTACCCCTTCTTCTAACAGTTCAAAACCGCATGGCTTCACAACGTAAAGCTCATGATCGACACAGATAACATCACCGACAGAGATAGAACGCATCTTTTTTGAGAACTTGATAACTCTTCCTTCTGGGCCAATGTTGCCAATCTCGAACACCTCATCCAGATTGTCGGCATGAATCCAACCCACCAACCCGTAATGCAAATCAAATGTGCGTGGGGCAACTTTGCCTAACACCATGCTATCTAAGTACAACTTATGAACATCTTTGTTGTGTTCAGCATTGTTTGTTTCAAAGTGATACTTTGTGAACTGATAAATTGAATACTTCTTCATTTTTTTCTCCGTGTTAGATTTGGTCGATGATAAGATTATGGGGGCATTGTTTTCATATGTCAACACGACAAACAAAAAAAATTAGGTTTGATGTAGATTATTTTTCTCAAACATAAGCCCTGCAAGGGTTATGAGGCGATCTTTTTCTCGCATTCCTTTATCAGTAATTTCTAATTTGTTGCCTTTTCGCTGTACGAATCCATCATCTAAAAGTCCATCTAGGATGAAATCGTAAGGATCACGACCTGATAAAACTGCTATCAAACCGCCTAGCCGCACGTTTTGAACATTGCTTAAACCTGTGCGACTTTTCTTAGACAATGCTACTTTTTCCTGTTGATAAGCTGTAAACCTTGCTTGCCAAACCGATATCCAAAGGATGAGCCTATTACTATGTAGAGCATATGGTGAAACCAATCTGGCGTATGCTCATCCAAAAAGATAAAGCCGTTCTTCACATATTCTTGAGTCCAAGGCAAGAAGCACCCAGTCAGAACCAACACGAACCAAATCGTCCAAATTTCATCCTTGATGCTGTCACCCATGTGGTCAGTGAGGCGTTGCTCCATAAGCATTGAGCTTGTTGCCTCAGTCTCATAAACTTTGGCTTCCGCCTTTTTCATAGCGACTTTGGCTTCGGTTTCAGCAAGTTTTTGATCTGCCTTGCCCTGTATCCATGACCCCGCAAGGTTAGCAATCGGCCCTAAAAATTGAATCATTCGATAATCCTTACAATGAAAGTTTTTCCATCTACGCCCTTGTCAATCTCAACGGTTTTTTCTTCACAAGAATATCTTACATTTCCGCTTTTCTTATAAAGGTTCCGCTCTATGGTGCGTTTGGCCTTCAAACATTTTGCTATTTGTTCAAAGGGTGTATGCTCTGAAACACTGCCGCCCAGATATAATATCAAAGTTATTGTCTCAGTCACCACGTTGCTCATTCCTCATTTTTTCAATGGTTGACTCGATGTTTGTTAAACGCTTTTCAAAAAAATCCAAAGTGAGTTTCTGGGTTTGATCATGTGGCAGTTTTCCTGAGTCTGCCTGTTCTTGTAATTTTGCAAGCTGAACCGATAGATTCTCGATCAGCATATATTGCTCTGCATCTTGCGGTAGGCTCCCCGCCTCGCCTCTGGGCCATTTTATGCGAAATTCTGTGTTTTGACCTAAATCAGCCTCAATGAGTATAATGTCATTCTCTATGCTATTTAACCTTTCTATGATTCCAAAATATGCCCATGTTCCGATAGCCGCACCAAAAACCATTGCGATAAGGTTTCGAATTGGCATGGATAATTCAGTGTTTTCACTTAACTTAGTCGGCATCACTCAAGACCCACGACCTGAGACAGGCCAAAAACCTCCAACATCATAAAGGTGAAAAACATCAACAAAACTCCACCAAATATTAACTTCCCAGAAAAATTAGTGGAGCCTAATTTAATTGCTATAAATTCATTGCCCAAGATCCGCAAAACAAGCTCAAAGCTATTTTCTCCGACGCTTATTGATACAGGCTTTTTCTTTTCTTCAGTCACAGCTTTCCTTTCCACGACAATCCAAGGGGAAACAGTGCGCCCTTAATTGGTAATATTCGTTGTTGTAACTGGCCTCCCACATTTCTTTTTGAATCAAATATATACACTGTTCTTCTGTCATTTGTTGTTGCAGTGTTATCTGATTCCCGATGTATTCCCAATTCGTGCCATTGTGACCCCACATTGAGATGACAAGAACAAAAGCTAATTCAACAGTGTGGTGTATTTCAATCAAACAAGAAACCTTTTTGCCCTCAAAATCTCTAAATCTTTTTCTTTTTTGCCGCCGTCATACTCCCATGCATACCCCCGATAAACCATTTCCTCATTGATGCACGTTGTAGCACACCAAATCTCCCCCAACATTCGCCCGTATTTGCCATCCTTTTCCGTTCGAACCCATAGATCCTCACACTCCATCATACGGCGTTCCAAAAATTCTTTTGCATCTATGCCTAGCTCTTTTTCCTCTAGATTCTTTGTCCTGCTTTCTGGCGTATCGATACCAGCAAGTCTCACCCGCTCCTTTTTGAACATATCGAATCCAAGATCAAGAATGACATCTACAGTATCACCATCCACAACTTTCAGAACTTTTGTGATTTTGTACTCATACATTAGAAATCTGCACTATCCTCACCTGTTCGAATCATACCCGCTACACGCTCACTGCGTGCGCCTACTTGCTTGGCATACTTGGAATCCAATAACTCTTCTGCGGCGGCATGATAATCCCTGCGCTGTAAACCATCCAGCATTTTGACAAAACCATGCAAACGCGGCAAACCCATGTTGAAAGCCAAATCAGCTAACGCTCTTTGCCGTACCTCATCTAGATCCCGCCACCAAGGCATCGCACTGTCTAACTCGTTTTCAATGATTTGAATATCATTGGTAAGCAGATAATCAATCTCATCCTCTGACAATCCACGGTCTTTCAGGTTTCTACCCACCCCAATCGTTTCAATGCCGAGATGGTCTTTGTATACCTTACTCTCGACGCCCTCATGGAAACGTATTTGCTTGATAAATCTATTCTTGTTCATTTGTCTGCCTTCATCTCTAATCTGTCAAAAATTTTAGCCAGCATATCTTTGATGTCGCGGATATCTTCACGGTAATCATCGCGCCTCACATATGTCTCAGGCAAAAGGCTTGCCCAGCTGTCTACTCTTTGGCTCAAAGCGGTTATTCTGTCCCAAATTGTTTTTATGAAAAACCCAATTAGTAAAGTGCCAACAAACCAAAGGATATTTGCCAAGGTTATATCTTCCATCACAATGCCTCAGTACAGGAAAAGGTAATCCCATATCTAGATACCTCATTTGTATCCCATCCTAATTCAGGAGTATCCATTCTGAACACACCCTGTGCGCCTGTATAGTCAACTGCATCACCACTGGAACCCGCTGTTTTTATCTGTGGCTCTACATTCACAGTCGCGACACCAGAACTATTTGATGTTGCGTTATCCACTATCATATAAAGTTTAGCTGTCCCCGCCGTACCCAACTGAATATAGTCACCAGCTTTGAAAACATTCACAAGATTCGCGTTATTAGTATTTATTTCAATCGTAAAATCACCAACAGCAATATCTGCGTTCAGTGTTGCAGTAGTATTTGCCCCACCCTGTATTGTTTTTGCGTCTGGATCACCCAATAAAAACGTGCCTTTGCGACCATGTAACTTCATCATAAAAGCCTCCCAGTTTGCGGCTTGTTCACGCATCATGGGCGGTAAAGTCAGTGTTGCTGTCCAAAGGGCATAGCCGTAATCAAAAACCTGTTGCTGGCCTGTAAAAGGTGACTCAGACAAGGCGGTAGCACGTTTGAGTGTCCATCGCGCCTTTGAGAAGGCTGGGGCAGTTGGTAAGGTAAGTGGATAAGTAGGAGCCGCCATAACTTAAAACACCTTTCCAACAACATTCCCGCGTTTTTTGCCATCAATCATCGCGCTTATTGTCTCTGATTTGATTCTAGGCATCATGCTCAAAATTTCAGCCCTGACCGTTGTGGCTACGCCTGTTGTAACATTTATTGTCTGATTGACTACTGGCTCTCTTGTAGCCCCAGCCATCATGTTCAACGTGTCATGGTTATTTCTAATCACACCAGAGCTATTCGGTATGAATAACTCTGGCCCTCTCTCTCCAACCATTACAGGGCCACCACTTGCCCTTGCGGGTATTCTCCCACCGCCAGCAAAAGAATCAGACGCACCAAATGTGCCAGTGCTAGAGGAGCCACCTACAGCACCCCCACCGCCAAAAAAGCTCATGCTAAAATTCATCAATTGTTTAACGATTTGCGCTCTTATAGCTTCTGCAATCATTTGTTTGACAACGCTTCTAAATACATCTCTCAGGCTCTCCATTGATAACTTACCATCAAGAAACGCATCAGCAAGAGCGTTTGACATTCCATCTGCAAATGTGTTTACCGCCGCTTCCATCCGCTGAAAAGATGGATCAAGCCGCTTTATTTCTAAATCAATTTCCTTGATCGCGTTTTCAAACATAGGCAAATCCTCTTCTGCCGCTGTTCTCATTGCGAATTTTACTTTTTCTAATTTTTCCTCTAGCTCTGTTTGTGAAGATTCAAACCCTTTGGCTATGGTTGTCCCTTGTTGAACCTTTTCATTGAATTTAGCATTTGCTTTTGCGGCGTCCTCAAAGGCTTTATTCAACGCCGCCGCCTCAGATGTTAAGGCTTTTAATTTTGTTGATTGTTCTTCTGTTAAAGGGCCTAGCTCAATGAGAAGCTCCTGATAAGCTCTTTCTGCCTCTGTTAGATTGACCTTGCCCAGAGCCAACAATTCATTTGATTTGCTCAATTCATTTATTGCTTCGGTTATTTTCTTTGTTCTTTCAACTTCCTCTTTTGATGGGCCTTCTGCCTTTTTGGCTACTTCAGTAACCTTTGCCAACTGAGCCGCCCTTTTTTCATTGGCGTCAAAATGAGCTTCTAAAGTCAGTATTTCTTCTTTCAGGGCTTTTATTCTATCCTTGACACTTTTTCTGTTTCTGCCTGATTTGCCTTCCAGACTATCTTCAGCTATGCCCAGTTCTGATAGCTTTTGCGTGAGTAACTCAACAACAACACTTTGGTTGCTCAGGTCTTGCGAAAGCAAACCTGATGCTGTTAAAAACTCATTGACTGAATTGATGGCTGAAGTAAGCCCCCCAACGAAATCCGCCAATATTGGAAGCAATGGGGTCAAAACATTTACAGCTAATTCATCTAATGCCGCACCTAAAGCCTTTGACCTATTAGCAAAACTATCAGCAGTCCTTTCTGCATCACCTTGAGCATCTGTTGTGCCAGCCATTATGAGATTCAGTCGTGCTTGTACTTTAGTCGCCGCATCTACCTCATTTGCATTTTTTGTAATGCCCATGCGGAATAGTTCAGCTTTTAACTCTGCTTCAGTGATTACTATTCCAAAACGCCTGACAGCCTCATGGTTTCCAACCAATGCTGATTGGAAGGCTTGCATGGTTTCTGTGTCAGAGGCGTTGTTGAATGACGCAACATCAACAGCAAGTTTTGTAAGTGCCACTGATAAATCTGCCGCCTCACCTCTTGCGAAACCAAGAGGCACAAACGTATCTTGCACGCTTGAAGCCATGCCCTCTAGTTCAAAGGTGCTTCTTCCGACAGCATTTCCAAATTCTTCTAAATCTTTTCTTACGTCACCAACAAACTGCCCAAAAACAACCGACGATTTGGACTGCATTTCTTCTACTGAAGAAGCTAATTTGACATTTGCGGCAATAAAGCGACCAATAATCCCAACAGCGGCAACACCAAGAGCCGCCTTGACGGCGGTTCCCATCTTGGAAAAATTGGACTGCATCTTTTTTGAGGCATCGCCTGTCTGGCGTTCTAAGCGTTGTAAATCACGCCTAATGCCTGACATATCTGCTTCAATGCGTACTAAAAGGGTGTCAACGGTTGCCATTAGTCGGGGTATAACTCCATCAATTCTTCCAAATCATTCTTTCTCAGCGGGGGCGGCTTCCCACCAGAATGAAATTCTGCGAAACCCTCAATGGCGGCGTAAAACTCTGGAAAGCTCATATCCCAAAATACAACAGGGCTGATTCCCATTTTGCCAAGGGCTGTTTGCATCCAGTGATCCCAAGGCAATTCCTCTACACTAGCCGATCCGCCTCTACTTCGTTTCCCTCTTCTTCTCCCGCACTAAGCACAGTTGATAAAATTTCACTGATGGCCTTCATGCCGTCTGCCAAGCCAGCCCCCCAAAGAGCCTCGCCAACTTGTTTTTCTTTGATGTCATTACCTCCCGCCCTGATGGCTGGAGTCAAAACATTCACCATTTGGGATGTGGTCAACTCCCCCAGTGATAAAGTTTGTGCGATTTTTACGATGCCCATGCCGCATGAATTTTCAATCCGCATGATGACATCCATAGTAACTTTTCCTTTATACTTCTTCTCCCCCAGAACTATCGTCAGTTCCCCTCGCTTTGGATTTTCCACTTGCACTCTCCTTGGTTTCTACCAATAATTCTTCGCCCCTCTGAGCAACGTCGTGAACGCTTGCGGCGGTGTATGTTTTGCCGCCACACTTAAATTTCCCACCTTCCTCTAATCCAGAAGCAGGTGGGATATTGAAGACGGTGGCCTCATCCCCGATCATCACATGACCAGAAAATGTTTTTCCACCAACTTCAATCTCTACTTGTTCCCAAGACATCAGTTTACACCGTTGCGAATGTAATTGTGCCAGAGCTTTCAAATGTGAAGCTGTAGGTCACTTCGCCGTTGAACTCACCACCATATTCAAGTGTCGTCAAACGAAAACCACCTGTGAATGTTCCAAAGTTGGGAACTAAAAACTGAAAATTGGTTGTTCCTGATTCATCAAACTTGCTTCTCAGTGTGGTTTCAGATGGGGTGTCAGTAAAAACACCACTGCCAGTGACAGTCATTGATGTTGTGCCACCTTGGGCTAGAATTGTCCTCGCCCTGCCAGTGTCTTTGTTAGTGATATCAACCATTTCATCATTCATTGATAAAGAGGTTGACCGCATACCGCCAATAGTTGTGAAGCTCTCAGGACTTCCACCATCACCGATTTTCATAAGTAAGTCTGCGCCTTTTTGTGCCGCCATGTCCAAATCTCCTTAATTAGCTGTCTGACACAACGGCACGAAATCGCATGACACCATGCCGCGTTATTCCATCAGCTTCGGTAATGGTTGTATGAAACTCCTGTCTCATATTCACCATTGAAGCACCAGAAACAGTCAATGAACTATCATGCAATAAGTCATGTATCTGCTTCATGATTTCTTTTATATCACGGTTTCCTCTGTATTGCGACCATATATGAATCGTCAGTGTATGTTCAAATATGTCTTTGTCTTTACTGGAATTATCAGAAACCGTTTCTTCGCCTATACGAATATATGGATAGGCGGTATTCGTAGGCACATCATCGAATACACCAGTGATCGCGGAGCCAGCGGCATCTGTGATACTGCCGCCATTCAAAGCAGAGAAAACTGTTTTCTGTAACTCGAAACTGTGTATCGACATTATTTCGCCTTAAATAATTTTTTTTGTAACGCTCTTATCTTTGGCCTGTTAGCCTCCAAAGCGGGTTGCAAAAATGGTCTAGCCGCCATTTTCGACGTACCAAATTCCAATGCCTCAGAATAGTTAGCACCACTTTCAACGCTTGCCCCTAAATTATCTGCATCGAGTATAAGTCGGATGTTTTGCACTAATGTACCTTGATCTGTTTTCGGTGGCTCTCCAGCCGCCGATCTCTGGCCTGTTTTCCCGCCCCTTTGGTAGACAGCCCCGCTCCTCGCGCCCTGATTTATGGAGTCTACTGCGGTGTTTCTAACTAGATTTCCAGCCATTCCGACAATCTGCCTTGCACTTGCTTCATATTGTTTTCTTACAACTTGTGTTCGGCTTTTACGAATAACTGTTGTTCTTACACTAGCCATCAGGTAGCAACGCCCTCCTCTGCCAAAATTTCGAGGTATTTATCGCGCTCTCCTACGTTTATTATTCGCTTGATATTAAATAATCTGTTGTATGTGGTTCCATCCACTGTGAACTGATAAAGAATCCTGTGAGCTATCGTTAGATTCCGTCTGTGTCTAATTGTGATTTTGTGTGTGGTTCTGTCCTCATTCTGATCACCATAGAATCTCTCACCCCCGCCGACTGCCTCAATTCGACCAAATGTTGTGGCAAAGGTTGAGAAAGCACCTGATGACCCCCCACCACCATCCGCACTAGATGCCTTGCTTTGCAAAGCAAGTTGATGTTGCATTTTACCTATAGCCAACAGCCATGCCTCCGTTGAACGGCGAGACACCATACCTCATGATGACATAAGGTTGAAGTAATGATCGAATCATCATTGGTGGGTTCAACGCCCTGCCTTCATCATCGCCTCTGTGTTCATAAAGAAAAGAAATATATTCAAGCATAGCAACCCTGATTGGCTCTGGTATAGTTGCCCTTGAATCACCGTAGCCAGCGACATAAAGCACCTCAATACCGTTTGCGTTTCGCAAATCGGTAGGCCATGTGCCGCCATCTCTCAAAACAACCCTTGCTGGAACCCTAACTGTGTCAACCAGATAGTTTGACGTTGCAAGCGTGGTTTCCGTGTTATCATCTGCAAATGATTTGATGCTTGTTACTGATTGCACTGGTGAGCGAGGTAATTCAATATAATTCACCCTTGGCGTATCAGAGTATCCAGTGTGAAAACCTTCTTTCAAAGGCACATCAACCTCACCAATGGCATCCAAGGACAAAGTGAAAGTGGTGGTTAAAAAGGTTCTGTTTGTATAATCTTCTGCCCAAAACCTAGCGGCTTGAATAAGATTATCAATCAAAGTTGTGTCAACACCAGAATCAATTCTGAGGTAAGAAATAGTCTCAGCCGCATCCAAAGGCTCATTTGCTGGGGCTGTTGTAATTGTCAATCCGCTCATTTTATCTTCCCCTTATACCTTTAGCCTATTCACTTGCTTTCTAAAGCAGTTATTCGAGCTTCTAGCTCT